ACAAAGCGTTATCAGCCGATGGAGTTAAGGGTACAGCTATGGGTTATGATGGTACTACACAGATTAGTACTTTTGTTACGGCTGTTAACTTAGAATTCCTACGTCAGATAGAAGATGCTATGCAAATAAAAGTACCTAAAGATGGTTCTTATAGCCTACGCATTGAACAAGAGGGCAAAGTGAATCAGATAACTACCAACGGAGGGAGTTCTTCTATCATTAATATTAAACAAGGCAGTTAACTATGTTTTACGAGCATTTAAATCCGCTTCTATTTTATTATGTACTGCGTCTAGTTCTCTTGTTGCGCTTCTTACTGTCGACTGTAGTAGGTTAAAGTCTTCTTTAGTTAATTGATTTTTTAACTTAGTAATATCTGTACTTGTTCTCTCGCTAATTAACTGTCCTTGTTTATTAAACAAAATTTCATAGCCTAATAATTTTGCTTCTTCCCTTTTTATTCTAGCCATTAAATAATCTCACAAGTACCTGCACTACACGCAAGCTCTTTAGTATTCTCAGTCATATCTTCTGTCTCGTACTCTGTTATCTTTGACCAATCTACTATGTCTGTAGTTTTCTTTAACCAACTACGATACTCATTGTAGGTTATCTCTTGATAAGGAGCTTGCTTATAAGAGTGATCTGAGAAAGGTAAGAAGGATATACCAGAGACATCATCGAAGTTCTTATGTACCCAAGTACCTACCTCCATCCATTCATTTTCTTTAACAGAGATAGTGACAGAGGGTTTGTGTTCACACCATTTATCTTGATATTGTTTCCAGATTTCTAAATGCTCTATAGCTGTAAAGTCTTTCCTAGTAAGTGAGCCTTTAGGACTCTTGATAGGAAAATAGAATACATAAGTATGTTCTGGTTTAGTTACATCATCTTCGTAGTACACACCTGCATCGACCATTAGCCTAGCTAACGGATCTTTTTTATCAGCACGGATAGTACGAAGGTAGTATGGGCTATGTCTAGTGTGAATACCAGAAGCACTATTGACCAGTTGACTTACTGTTCCGCTAGGTTTAACGCAGGTAATCGCTGCGGATTGGGGGATACCTAACTTCTTAGCCCATACTTTATTAATTGATACAGATAAGTTCTTTAAATATTCTAAGTCTATCTTACCATTTATCATATCAATGTTATCCATTATACCTGTAAGAGAAACACCAAGCAAAGATTCTTCTTGTGTATTATGTTTCCATTTACTTGTCAGGTATCTAAAGTTTGTTAGCGTAGCCTGGAATGTACCAAGTATAGTAGCTGCCTCAACTTTAGTTCTTAAAGAATCCATAGTATCATCAGGTCTAACAACAACCTCAGTTAGATTACAGAACTGTTTGTTGCGTAGAATGATTTCACTACAAGGATTAGTACCGTAGTCTTTATACTCTTCTCGTCTACCGTTCTTAGCTGCCTGTTTCTCTGCAGCCTGACGGTTAAACATACCACGCTCACCACTCTTAGACTCGTATAGAGACAACCACTCACGCATAAACGCACCAGTTTCTGCAGCATCTGTGTAGGCTACAGAGTTATTAGATAACGCACGTTGTTGATTATCTTCCCACCAAGCACCTGACTTAGCGTTACGCATACGGTTATCTGATAGGTTACTAAGAGAGATTAAAGCACTACGTCTTACTCCACCTACTACTACTACCTCTGCAATCTTACACATTAAATCGTGGCAGTTAATAGAGACTAACTTACGCTGTCCTTTTTCTAAAGCATCTTTAAATATATTAATAGTAAACTCAAACAGTTCTTCTAAAGGAGCAGGGCCACTGGCACGACCACCAAATGTTTTAAGCCTAGCTCCGTAAGGTCTTATGTTAGACACATCCCAAGTGGGTATCTGCCCTGAGTATAGTAACGATAACATTTCTTTGTAGGATTTTGCCCACCCTATTTTAGAGTCAGCTACTTTAATGATAGTATCTGTCTTGTGTAGTTCTTCAGGTAAATCAGGAAGTTGGTTAACGTACTGTCGCTCTACACTAAAGCCTACGCCTGTGCCACACATAAGTATGTACAAGGTTTCATCAAAGGCTCTAGGTGTGTCAACAGCTACATAGCTACAGTTAAATCCTGCTACGTTATCCTGTTCTAATGCTTTACCTGCTGACATCAATGCTCGCATACTAGGCATAATGTCTAACGAAAGCACACCATCTTCTAAACTTTTTCTAACGGCTGGCCAAGTAATGTTATCTAAGTTATGGTTTTCTTTTAAATGTTTCTCAAAGAAATCAAAGTATCGAGCTACTGTTTCATCCCAAGTTTCTCTACGTTTCTTATCTTCATTCCACCTAGCGTACCTGCTAAGATGTATAAATTGCTGGTAGTTTGTAGGTAGCCCTACGTTGTGTATGTTTTTTTCTATCATATTAAAATCCTGTTAAAGCTATTGTTAAATTAGTTAGTGTTGAATATAGAAAAGAAACAGCACAGATTAAAAGAAATACTACAGGAAAAAAAGCATCCCATAATTTAACTTGTACTTCTAATACTCCATCAACACCTGCTAAAAATATATTCCATATAATGTATACCAAACAAAATATAATTTGTGTTAGAGCTAACCCTGCAATTAAAATAGCATAAGCCATATTAAAAGTAATTAAAAAATAAAGTCCTATAGGTATTCCTATAAAAGGAATCATATATAAAAGCCTACTCATTATTTATTCCAACCTTCTCTTATCTTACCATCAGGTATATGTTGATTCATAAAGTCTTTATCTTTTACCTCTTCACCAAGAGTATTTATACGTTTCATTTCTTCACCGTACAATATAATGGCATAGTGTATAAGCTTTTTAATATCCAGTAAGTAACCTTCTTCTTTTCTTTTATAGCGCATAGCATACTTCATTATGTTACCGAGACAAAACCCTTCACCGTATCCAGAATCAAAGATCATATCTGTTGCTTGATACTTTTTATCTTTAGCATAGTGTGCGTTATAAGTATTTTTTATATATGTTTTTATCATTTGTAATGTTGTGTCTTCGTTAAATTTATAGTTCATTATCTAAACTCCTCTGGTAAAGTTTCTTCGGAGTACCAAGTAAACTCATTAGCTTCCGCCCATTCAGCGTGAGTTCTTTTAGTACCATCTTTTCTTTTCTTAGCTGCAGGCATAGGAGCATACGGCTTTTGAAATAAGAATATAAATTCCATTGTATCAGGTAAAGCTTTTCTAATCCATATGTACTTACTGTACTCAGCGTGATCCCAGAACCTACCCTTTGCTTCGATAAGTATTTTATCTTTAACAAAGTCAGGCTCGTAAGTATGCTGTACTACATAAGGTACTTTATCTGTATGATGACTCCAGGATTTAAGTATGCCTTGATGTAACTCATACTCCCACTTACTATCGTACCCTTTAGGAATATTCTTTTCTCTGGGCCTTACCTTGCGTGGAAATCTACGAGGCAAGTTCTTCTACTCTAGGTGTACGTTTAACTACTGTTAAATAATTAAGACCATTAGAGTATTTAAAAACTCTCAATCCTTTTCCATCATTAGCATCTTTGTGACATTCAAACTTATGTACGCACCACTTACACTCGCTAGGTAATTTCATATTACCAAATGATCCATCAGCTACAGGAGAATGACATCGAGAAGGTGGAGTTTTCTTTTTTAACTGTTGACGTAATGTTTTAATCTTTTCAATAACATTAGGCTTATCTAAACTCTGAGGTTTAAATAAACTTAACTCTCCTGATTCTTTATTGATAGCTAAGAACCCACCGCCTGTAGTTTTCTCTGCTTCTTCATAGCCTGCTAACTGTGCAAGGTATCCGAAAGAATCTTTTTCAGGAAGTGTACCGAATAAAAATTTCCTAAAGGCAAAGTTAGAAGCTGACTTAATATCTACTACCTCTCCGTCTATCTTACAATCCATATGTCCTTTAATACCTTGAACAGTAACTTCTTTCTGTTGATCTGTTATCTTATGTCCTGATAACTTAACTAAAAACAAAACAACTTCTTCAAGCAAGTGGCCATATAAGAATTTAATTTGTGTTGAAGCAGCTAATGTATTTTTCTTAGGATCTCTCTTCATATCATACCATAGCTGCCTCTCTGGTCTACCTATGTTAGACATACGCAAGTAAGGTTTCTTTACTTCTCTTGGAGTAAGCCAGTGTTTCATAGCTGCCTTCATACCTTCTGCAAATTCATCTAATTGTTTATCAGTAACCTTTAATGTTTTACCGTCACTAATTTTAGATACTTCTTTATAGATGTCCTCTACTACTGTATCTAATTTCTTCATAAGTTTTCCTTGTGTTTATTTAAATAATTTATAACTCTATCTAAAGTTTCTGTATTATCTTCAAATCTTCCTAGTGCATTGTTACAGTTATTACATATCCATCCTCTAAAAGTATTAGTAGAATGATCGTGATCTAATACCCAAACAGATTTGTCTTGCCACCTACCATATTCTTTTAGTTCGTCTTCTATCTTATCACAACAAGGACAAGTATAGTTAAGATCATTAGGTTTAGGATACTGTTGTTTTAATTCTTTTACTATCTTAGTATGAATAGCAGTACAGTCTCTACATATAGATCTTCTCGATGTTCCTATTGTTTCTCTAAAAGGAAACTCTAAAGTTTCTTTATAAGTCTCACACTTAATACAAGTATGTCCTTCTTTATCTTCTGTATAAGAATCTTCTGCATCAAAAAAATCTAATTGATTAGTGTGTTTCACTCCAGTTATCTCCTATCTTATACTCTCCATCTAAAGGACAAATCATATCTAATACATCAGCAGTATCAACTATAGCCTGTACTCCTAGCTGTCCTACTTGTTCAGCCTGATCTTCTCTAACTTCTATCTGCCATTCATCGTGTACGTTAGCTACAAACTTAGCATCCAGGTTAAGATCTTTAATCTTTTTATCTAACAAGACAAGAGCTGTCTTCATAATAACAGCGCCTCCTCCTTGCAATAAAGTATTTAAAGAAGAGTAAACTTTTCTTATGTGAATAACTCTACCATCTAATGCTTTAAGGTACTTGCGTGTACTTGCTGCTCGCTCAACACTAGCTGTAAGATTTCCAAGTGATGGGAGATTGTTGAGGAAACGATCTCTAAGTGATGCACCGACTTTTGAGTTTCCTCCAACCACGCTTCCAATTTTAGCATTTCCAGCTCCGTATATGAGTGCATAGATGAAAGTTTTAGCCTGACTTCTCTGTTCAAGGCCAGCAAGTGATTGATTTGTGCTGTGAATATCTCCGTTGATAATTTCATTTATGTAATCCTTATTTTTCATATAGTGTGCTAAGACTCTCAGCTCTAAACCTGAAGCATCAATACCTACTAACTTATATCCTTTAGGTACTGTCCAACATTCTCTACATTCTTTACCGTAAGGTTTATGAGAGCTAGGTGTCTGTGCTACGTTAGGGTTTCGATGTGTCATCCTACCTGTGATAGCTCCGTTAGGTATAACAAAGCCGTGTACTCTGCTGTCTTGTGATAGCTCTAACCAAGAACCTACCTGTGCTACTCGTTTCTGTAACATCATAAACTCTGCAATAAGCGAAGCTTCAGGTATACCTTTAACTTTTTCTAATGTAGTTTCATCTACTATAGGTTGACCAGTAGGTGTAAACTTTTTAGGTTCCCATCCAAAAGTAATAAGGTATTCACCAATTTGTTTACGACTAGCTAAGTTAAACTCTACCCACTTCTGCCGCATAAAAGGTTGGTAGTTATTAGCTGTAACTTTAATAAGTTCTTCATCAGTTAACTTAGGTACTTTAGATAACGACTTATCTTTATTAAACTTAGGAGTAATTAATCTATCATCTACCCACTTAGGTTTAAATGTTTCGTGTACTTTCTTTTCGAGTACTGCCATCTTAGATTTTAGTTTAGCAGAAAGAATAGTTGCTTTCTTTTCATCAAGCATAAAGCCTGTAATCTCTTGATCTTTAATTATCTTAGCTATTGAATGTTCTAGATCAATAGACTCTTGACTAAACACGATTGCATCTTTTAACAACTTATAATATATATCTGTATTTAATTCTACATCCTGGATACAGTAAGCACCCATCTCTTTTGTATACTCACTCCAACTATCTGGCTGTATTGCTTTTCTTTTTTCTACATTGTTAGGATAAAGAAAGTAGCCCCAGTTACTTAGGCTATGTCCTCCTGGAAGTACAGGGTTAACCAATCGGGATAATACTAAAGTATCTTCGATATGGTTAGTCAAGGTAACATCGAAATGTTTTTTAATTACAGGGATATCAAAGCCTATGATGTTATGACCTATCAATACATCGGCACTGGCTAAAAGATTTACTCCTTCCTGTAACTTATCAGGGGGAAACAAACGAGTCTCGCCCCCAATAACTTTGGTTACTATACAGTGTATTGTATTGCCTTCTAACCCATCTGTTTCTACATCAAAGACTACTTTTTTAAAACGGTGATGAGCTATTTTGTTGGGGAGAGAGATCAAGTTCTGTTTCATAAAGTCTTCCTGTGTTTGAATTATATTTTAAACTGCAGGCTAATCCTGTATCTCCTGTGTACCTAGATTTTAAAACTCTTATTCTAGTTGTGTTAGCTTCTTCTGGATCATCAGCCTGTTGATTTCTTTCTAAGGCTATTACACAATCAGATAACTGTGAGATACCTTGTGATCCTTTAAGATGAGAAAGAGATACTTCAATACCTTGTTCGTGTCCCTTCTCTCCTGCTGCCCTTCTTAGATGTGATACAAGTATCATACCTACACCTGTCTCTTCTACTAAAGAGCGAAGGCGAGTCATTAAGTTATCTATGCCTCGTCTCTCATCTCCCTCTGTCATTACATTAATAAGCATATGTAAGTGATCGACTACTATCCATTCACATTCACAACCTATAATAATGTACCTAAGTTTAGAAAAGATCTCATCAATATTAGTAGCACCTAAATGTGCGTGGATAAATACTCTACCCTCTTCAATAACATTATCAAATAATCTTTCTAATTCTTGATCAGAATACTGCGCTCTTTTTTCTGCTAAGTAAAGTCTATCGTCAGCTTCTATAGAAACAATACCATCTGCTGTACGCAACCAGTTTTCTTCAAGAGCTAAAATGCCTACGTTGTCTGTTGTATTTTTGATGAGCCAGTGTTCTAACTCTCTAGTGACACTTGACTTACCTAATCCTGTACCTCCAGTAAGAGTAATCAACTCCCCTTTACGCATACCGTATAGCTTATTGTTAAGGCCTTCCCACGGATACGGTACACTTTCTTTTTCTTCTCTTTGTAACCAATCACTTTTCTTACTGGATAATTCCAGGATACCTGACGGTGTATAAGTTTTAGAATTCCACCAAGCTTTAGTAAACTCTTCAAACTTTCCTTGCTTAAGCATATCATTAGCATCTTTAAAACCTGTAGGGAAAGACATAATCTTAGTCTTGTTAGGCTTTAATATCCTTGCTACTTTTCTTGCAGCTTTCTGTCCTGCTTCATCATTATCAAACGCAAGTACTACATTATCGTATGCTTCTACAAACTCTAAGCTTTCTCTAATATCTTTTACTGCTGAAGCACAGCCACGTTTGAGAGAAACAACAGCCCACTTGCCTCCGAAGATTTCATAGACAGCCATTGCATCACACTCGCCTTCTGTTATTGTGAGATACTTACCGCCTGTGTTTCGATACAACTGCTCACCAAATAATCCTGTGCCTTCAAAGCTACCAGCAGAATAAAATTTCTTAGTATCTATTTCTCTTGTCTTCGTTGCGACAACTTCATTATTATTATAATAAGGATAAACGTGCTTATTGGTGACAGATAGAACGCCAAATACTTTAGCAGTACTAAGACTAATCTTCCTATCATCAAGAGCATTGTAAGATCCTTTATAAGAATGTAAAAAACTATTGGTGTTAGTAGCTAACGTGCTTATAGGTGTGTAGTTTTCATTACCTACACCTGTCCTAGTTTCACAACCAAAACAATAAGTATGCCCGTCAGTATATAAACTATTGTTATCTTTACTACCGCAAGCCTCACAAGGTATATGTTTAACAAATGTATTTGCTTCTGTATTCAATTTACTTCCCCAAGTTAATTATAAAAAAACCCCTTACCTGTTCAAGGAGCAACTCTACAGGTAAAGGGTTAAAGGTTACGTTAGTTGTTAGATTTTTTAACTGCTTTTTCTTCTTCCTCCTCTCCTTGACCTAAAGAAGAATTAACAATAGAAATTATTCTACTTGAAAAAAAGTTAATGCTTGCGTCTATCTCTTCCATATCTAATGCAAGTGTTGCTTTCTTTTGATTCAACCTTTGTAACCTACCAAAGATACCTTGTGCTTCTTCTGGTAAATCCTCTACCGAAATCTGCACATCATCAATAGTAACAAAAGGTTTCTGTTCCTCAACCATATTAAAACTCCTCGTTATCTAAGTCACCGCTATCTTCATAGTCAACAAGCTCGTTAACTTTGACGGCAACTAACTCACCAAACGTACCATAAGAAGTGCTATAAGGTCTTACTTTAACTGTAATATTAGAGCCGTTACCTATCAAACAATCTAAAGGATTACCGTCTGAGTCAACAAGCTTCGGTGCTTTGTTAGCTACTCCATCTTTCTTTCTTATCGCAGTCTTACTGAACATGAACGCAGGCTCATCATACTTAGTATTGCCTGCTCTATCAGTAGACTGTTTAAGACCTGCCGCTTCTAAATCAGAAGCTGTATCTGTATCAGTCAAGATAGTAACCATGTATTTGTGTGGCTCAAAACGTGTGTTAGGTACAGACACGTTAGCCCACATTGCTTTTCCTGTTGCGTACATCATTGTTGCTTACCTCTTATTGCTGTGAAAAATTAGTCTGGTTTTATAATTGTAAGACCAGAAACTTACTCGCTTGATTAAGCGAACAAACAAAATATAAAGGAAGGTGATACATGAGGGCTACAATATCTTGTTTGTAATTTTAATACAGGTATTATACATCATCTCTCTCTTCATGTCAAACATTATTTTCTGCTGCTAATGTCTCAAATGTAAATACATCTAACTTATCTTGAATGTCCTCACCTTGTTCGTACCTTTTACTTATAATATTTTCAGCGTCTTCTATACTGTTAGCTCTAACAACAAACTTATATTGTTTAGTTTCATAAAGACTAACAATATATTCTTTATCATTGTTATCTGCTTTAAAGTTTTTAAAGTTTATAACATTATTATTAACCATTGTTTTATTACCCCTTATAATAATTATAAGATTATACCACAGATAGATTTTTATAGCAACTCCTAAAAATTTAAAGGATCTCTAGCTGTATACTTGTATTCATCTTCTTCTTTGTTAGCTTCTTCTTTAGGTGGTACATAAGCATCAATGTATAATCCAAAACTATTACTGTCTAGCATCTCATCAAAGTCTTTAAGTACTACATCTAACTCTTTAATATCTATACTCATTACCTCTCTCCTGATACATAGATAGTAAACTCAGCACTATCATCAAACTCTATATGCTTAGTAACGTATTCACTGTTATCCCAATCTACTTCACGAAAGCCGTGTTCGTCTTTAACTTCTTTACCGTTCTTATGTTTCTTGTATATAACTACACGTTCTTTGTACTTAATACTAGGATAGTCAGCGTGTGATACATCTTCTAAATCTAAACTTACACCTAACTTTTCCTTCACTAATAACTCTAGTGCTTTTTGTATGTCATAGTAATCAAATGTTAATTGCATTATACAAACTCCTTAGCTATGTTAGCTATGATATTATCCATGTTCTCTATTGCATCTTTAGGTAACAGTGCTATCGCAACTTTGTTACCTATCTTTTCTTTTAAATGATAAGAGTTAAGCTTTGGATTTAAACTTAAGACTCCTTGATATCTATTTATATCTAGTGCATAGGAAGTGTTACTGCCGTTCC